TGCCCGGCGGCGCCGCGCCTTTGGACGCCTACGGCAACGTGCCCGGCCCGTTCATCGTGCGGCTCTTGTCGTACTTCCAGGCCTTCGGCGAACAAGGCTACCGGGCGAACATGACCGAGCGGAACAGGCGAAAGCTCAGCGGCCGCGGCCGCTGGGTCAACAGCAAGTTCGTGCCGGCAACTGCCAAGAACTACGACGCCAAGGCCGGCGCGAAGGCGCAGCGCAGAGGCGGTGTGGAGTACTTCGTGAGCCATGGCCGTGGCGAGCGCAACGGCCGCCAGCAGCACTTGCCTGCTGGTATCTGGCAGCGCAGGGGTCTGCATGGCGAGGACATCGCGCCGGTGTTCCTTTTTGTCGATCAGGGTGGCTACACCAAGCGCCTGGACTTCTTCGGCGTGGTGCGCACCACCGCGCTGCGCCAGTGGCCACAGCGCCTGGACGAGGCCCTGGCGCAGGCCATGAGGACTGCCCGATGACCCCGCACCGCGCCGCCGCCGCGCCCCGCCCGGGGGCGGACCCCACCCCCAATGGGTCCTTCCGGCGAGCCTCGCGTGCGGGTAATTCGAGCCCCGAACTTTCGCTAGTGGGTGGCTGGGGCGGAAGTGAAAGCTGTAGGCAAATGGGGGTGAAGTGAAGGCGCAGCTCGTGTCCAAGTCCGAGTACGCGAAGCTCAGGGGCTGCGCTCCCAGCGCCGTGACCAGGGCGATCAAGGAGGGGCGCATCGTGCCCATCGTGGTCGACGGGCGCGAGCTCATCGACCCGGCCGTGGCCGACATCCAGTGGGCCCGCAACACGCGCTCCCGCTCTGACAGCAACCCGGCCACGGACGCCGTGCGGTCACCAGGTGGGGCCGGAGAAGGCGCCGATCTCGATATCGGCAACCCCGGAGATATCCGCGCCGTCCGCGCCAGGCGCGAGCTGGCGGAAGCCAAGCTGGCGGAGCACAAGCTGGCCGAGCTGCGCGGCGAGCTGGTGCGCGCGGCGGAGGTGAAGGCGGCATGGGCGAAGAAGGCGACAGGCCTGCGCAGCGCGCTGCTGCAGATACCCGCCCGCCTGGCGGCCGTGGTTGCTGCCGAAACCGACCAGGCCAAGTGCCACGACCTGCTGCAGGGCGAGTTGCACCAGGTGCTGGCCCAGATATCGGGCCAGGCAGATTGAAAGGCGAGGCTGCGGCGCCTATCCCCCGCAGCAACACAGGAGAGAAAACCATGCCCCAGGGCAATTTCAAGTTCGAGCTCACCAGCCCCGTGACGATCCAGGTCAGCGGCGAAGCCGGCGAAATCATCGGCCGGGCCCAGTACACCGCCATGGAGAACCAGTATTGGGTGCGCTACAAGGCGGCCGATGGCCGTGCCGTTGAGGCCTGGTGGGCCGAAGGTGCGCTGGCCTCGTCCAGCCCCGCGGCCTGATCGGGAGGTGATGGTGGGGGCGCGCGACTTGGCCACGGACTTCGTCGATGCCGAGCAGCTGCTCGACGAGATCTGGCGCGAGTACATGGCGCCCCCGCCGCGCTTCACCGTCACCGAGTGGGCCGAAGAGAAGCGCGTCCTCAGTGGCAAAGACAGCGCGGAGCCTGGCCCCTACCGGGTCAGCCGCACGCCCTACGCCAAGGAGCCGCAGGACTGCCTCAGCGCCATGAGCCCGGTGCAAGAGGTGGTCCTCATGTGGGGCGCGCAGACCTCGAAGACCACCGTCCTGTCCAACTGGATGGGCTACAGCATCGACTGCAACCCCGGGCCGCTGATGCTCGTGCAGCCGACGCTGAACCTCGCGAAGCGGTACAGCCGGCAGCGCTTCGCGCCCATGATCGATGAGTGCCGTGCGCTGCGGCGCAAGGTCAAGGAGAACCGCAGCCGGGACTCCGCCAACACCACGCTGATGAAGGAGTTCGACGGCGGCGTGGTTGTCCTGGCCGGGGCCAACAGCGCGGCCGACCTTCGCTCCATGCCGGTGCGGGATCTCGGTACCGACGAAGAGGATGGCTACCCGCACGACGTCGACGGCGAGGGCGACCCCGTGGACCTTGCCCGCGCGCGCCAGACCACCTTTGCGCGGCGCAAGCACCTGCGCACCAGCACCCCGACCACCAAGGACTTCAGCCGCATCGAAGCGGCCTACCTCGCCAGCGACCGCTGCCGCTACCACGTCCCGTGCCCTCACTGCGGCGCCTTCCAGCCGCTGGAGTGGGGCGAGGGCAAGGCCCACGGCCTTAAGTGGAGCAAGGCCGAGGACGGCACACCGCTGCCCGACACCGTGCGCTACGTGTGCCAGACCGAGGGTTGCGAGATCCGGGAGCACCACAAGGCCACGATGCTCGCCCGAGGCGTCTGGATCGCCGAGAACCCCGGTGTCCAGGGCGGCAAGGTGCGCGGCTTCCACCTCAGCTCGCTGTACTCGCCGCTGGGCTGGCTGAGCTGGGCCGCGCTGGTGGTCGAGTGGATCGCGGCCAAGGCCAAGGAGGCCGCCGGCGACGTCTCCAAGCTGCGCGTCTTCACCAACACCCGCCTGGCTGAGACCTTTGAAGAGAAGGGCGGCCGCGCCGACCACCACGCCCTCATGCGGCGCGCGGCCGACATCCCGCTGCGCCAGGTGCAATGGGGCCACGTGGTGATGACGGGCTCTGCTGACGTCCAGGGCGACCGTCTCGAAGCCTCGCTGTGGGCATGGGGCCGCGGCATGGCCCGCCAGCTGGTGGACCGCGTCGTCTTCCATGGCGACCCCGCACTGCTGGAGCACGAGCCGGGCAGCCCCTGGGCCAAGCTCACCGAGTACCGCCGCACCGCGGTGCTGCACGTCAGCGGCCGGCCCGTGCCACTGCTGGCCTTCGCGGTGGACTCCGGCGGCCACCACACCCAGGCCGTCTACGCCTACTGCCGAGCGCACGCCCACGCCAACGTGCTGGCCGTCAAGGGCGAGAGCCGCCCCTGGAAACCCGTGCTGGGCAAACCGACCGACGTGGACGTCAACTGGATGGGGCAGAAAGTCAAGGGCGGCCTCAAGCTCTGGTACATCGGCACCGACTCGGCCAAGAGCGAGATCTACGGTCGCCTGCGCGTTGAGGCCCCCGGCGCGGGCTACGTGCTGCTGTCCAAGCGCATGCCTGCCGAGCTGTTCGAGCAGCTCACCGCCGAAGTCCTGGTGGGCAAGTACGTCCGCGGCCGCTCCAAGCTCGAATGGGTCAAGCCCGCCGGCAAGCGCAACGAGCTGCTGGACATGGCCGTCTACGCCCTGGCCATGGCGCACTGGGTCGGCATCGACCGCTGGGGTGAGGGCGACTGGCTCAAGTGGGAAGCCTGCGTCGAAGAGCGCGACCTGTTCGGCGCGCCGCCCCAGCTGGAGGAGCTGCAGGCCGCTGCCGCGCCCGCGGCACCAACAGCCCTGCAGGAGGATGCGCCGCCGCCTGCGCCGGCCGTTGTTGAGGCTGTTGAGGTTGCACCCGCTGCGCCGTCGCCGGCTGCTGAGGTGGACGGGGCACAAGGTCAACCCGCCAGCAGGCCTTGGAAGCGCCCGCCGGGCCGCCAGTGGTGAAGCGGACCGCATGACCGAAGTGCCTACTGCCCTCCGCAAGCCGCCCGTGCGACGGGCGTCGCAGCGTTCCGCGACCGACGGCGACCTCGTGGACCGCATCTTCGAGTTCCTGGCCGACGAGCTGGGCGCCGTTGATCCCGTGCGCCTGGAACAGCTCAAGGCGGCCACGCGCGCGGAGTTTGCCGGCGAGAAGGTCTGGATCAACCGTCGCGACCAAGCTAAGCGTGATGCCCTCGTGGCTGAAGTGCTCAGGCGCTTCGATGGCCGAAACGCCAGCGAGATCGCGCGTGCCCTCAAGGTCAGCCGGGCCACCGTCTACCGCATCCTCAAGCAGGCCGGCGAGGGCTGAGCAAGTCGTCTCACGTTTTCTGGATTTGAGACAGGCGCATCCCCAGCATGCGCGGCATGGCCCTCTCACAAGCAGACCTCGACGCCCTCGATGCCGCCATCGCCACTGCCGAACTGGAGGTACAGGTGGACGGCCGGCGCACCAAGTACCGCAGCATGCAGGAGCTGCTGGACGCACGTGCCCACGTGGCCAGCGTGCTGTCCGGCAATGCGGCCTCGGCTGCCGGCCGCCGCGGTGCCACCTACCGCTACACCTTCACCACGAGCCGCGACTGAGCCATGGGCAGCCCGAACCTGCTCGATCGCCTCATCGGCTACATCGCGCCGATGCATGCGTACAAGCGCCATGTCGCCCGCCAGCTGCTGGAGCGCGCGTATGACGCGGCCAGCCCCCGAGACGGCTGGAACCCGCGCCGCCCAGGTGCCAGTGCCGACGCGGACCACGCGGCTGATGCCCGCACCATGCGCGTCAAGGCCCGTGCTCTCTACCAGAACGTCCCCTACATCCGCGCCGGCATCGATGGCCTGGTCTCGGCCACCGTGGGCACCGGCATCGTGCCGCGCGCGACGGGCAGGGAAGCCGAGAAGCTGAACAAGCTGTGGCCCAAGTTCGTGGAGCAGGCGGACGCCGACGGCATCCAGGACCTGTACGGCCTCATCGCCACCGCGTACCAGGCCATGGAGATCGACGGCGAGGTCTTGATTCGCCCGCGTGCGCGGCGCAGCAGTGATGGCCTGGAGGTGCCGCTGCAGCTCCAGCTCCTCGAAATCGACTGGCTCGACAGCTGGAAGAACGAGGCGCGCGGCCCCAACACCATCATCAACGGCATCGAATACGACCCCCTCGGTCGCCGGGTCAACTACTGGCTCTTCGATGCACACCCCGGAGACACCTTCGGCATGCGCCGCAGCGCGCGCACCAACAGCTATCCGGTGCCGGCTGCATCGATCGTCCATCTCTTCCGGCCGGAGCGCCCGGGGCAGCGCCGGGGCTTCTCGCGCCTGGCGGCCGTCATCGCCCGCACGCGCGACCTGCAGCTGCTGGAGGACGCGGAGCTTGCGCGCAAGAACCTGGAGTCCAGGCTCTCCGTGCTGGCCAGTGGCGACCCGGCCCAGCTCGGTAACCCGGCAGGCACCCCCGGCGGGGCCCCCACCGGCCCCACGGATCTGGGCGAGCTCGCCAGTGGCGGCATCACCCGGTTGCCGCCCGGCCTGAATATCACCGTCGTAGAACCCAAGGCCGCGCACGGGCACGTCGAGAACGTCAAGTGGAACGTCCACCTCATCGCCACCGGCATGGGCGTGCCCTATGAGATCTGCACCGGCGACATGAACGAAGTCAACTTCAGCTCCGCCCGCGTGCGGCGCCTCGACTTCAAGGGGGCGGTGGAGCAGACCCAATGGTTGCGCCTCATCCCCATGGTCATGCGCCCCATCTGGCGCGCCTTCGTGGACGCCTGTTTCCTGGCCCGCAAGGTCACCGTCACCGACTACGCCTGCGACTTCAGCTGCCCCAAGTGGCCATACGTTAACCCGGAGCAGGACATCAAGGCCGACCTGGCCGAGGTCGCCGGCGGCCTCTCCAGCCTGTCCGAGAAGCTGCGGCAGCGCGGCTACGACCCGGAGACCGTCTTCAAGGAGTCGTCCGAGGACTTCAGGCGCCTGGACGAGCTGGGCCTGCTCCAGGTGCTGTTCTTCCTGCAGAAGGGCGTCATGCCCGACTCGCCGGAGCAGACGCCGGGTGCCGCGCGCGCGGCGCGCTCGCTGCAGGACCTGCACACGCTCGTGGAGCGCATGGAGCAGCGACTCATGGCCATCGAAGCGGCCAACGTTGCGCCCGCAAAGGCTGCTGCATGAAGTTGTCTCAAGTTTTCTGGATTTGAGACAGCTGACTGAAGACGATGCGTGCCATGCCTCAAGCCCACGCACAGACCGAAACCCGCGACATGCCGACGCTGTTCCGCGAGGCGCAGCTGGTCCCGGCCACCTATAACGAGGCGGACAACACCGTCGAAGTCATCTGGACTGCGGGCGCCCGGCGCCGCGCCTACGACTGGTACTCGGACACCGTCTACGAAGAGGAGCTGCTGGTCAGCTCCGAAGCCGTGGACATGAGCCGCTTCGAAGCCGGGGTAGTGCAGGTGCTGGACGGGCACCGAGTCTATGGCGGTGTCGCCGCCATCCTGGGCGTGGCCCAGCGCGGCTGGATCGATGGCGGGCAGGGCCGTGCCGTGCTGCGCCTGAGCCAGCGCGAGGAGCTGGCCGGCATCGTCGCCGACATCCGCGCCGGGATCATCCGCGCCATCTCCTTTGGGTACTCGGTGCAGCGCTACGAGATCACGCGTGCTCAGGACCGTACCGACGGCGTCAACCTGCCGCTGTACCGCGCCACGCTGTGGACGCCCCAGGAAATCAGCTTCGTCACTGTGCCGGCCGACCCGGCCGCGCAGACCCGTGCCGAGCACGGCTCCAGCACCCCGCAGGGTGGTCCGCCGCGGGGCGGCCGGCCCTGCACCTTCGTCCGGGCAGCCGCCCCCCTTCCTCCTCCCACTTCGGAGCACAACATGCCCCAGGAAAACACCCAGCACGGCGGCACGTCCCAGAACGACGCCAGCCGCCAAGACGCCGGCGCGCCGCCGGCCGGTGACGCCGCCCAGCAGGCGGCGGCTGCCGCCGAAGCCGAGCGTCAGCGCTCCGCCGACATCACCGCGCTGTGCCAGCGCCACGGCGTTGCCAATCTCGCTGCCGACTTGATCCGCAGTGGCCAGACCATGGATCAAGCCTGCCGCGCGGTGCTCGACGAGCGCGCGCGTCTGGACGAAGCCGGCGGTGGCCACCGCAACGTGCGCGTCGAGACCATGGGCGACGAGCACAGCACGCGCATGGCCGGCATCGAGGAGGCCATGCTCCACCGCGTCGACTCCCGCACCCAGCTCACCGACAACGGCCGCCAATACCGCAGCCTCACGCTGCTGGAGCTGGGCCGGGAGCTGCTCACCGCGCGCGGCATCAACACCCGCGGCATGAACAAGTTGCAGGTCGCTACCGAGATGCTCTTCGGCCGCAGCGCCGGCATGCAGGGCACCACCGACTTCACCCTCATCACCAGCAACATCGCCAACCGCCGCATGCGCAGCGCGTACGACGAGCTGCCGGGCACCTACCGCACCTGGGCGCGCCAGGCGCCGGATGCGCCCGACTTCAAAAACATGACCGTGGTGCAGATGTCGGCGGCGCCGGAGCTGATGCGCACCAACGAGCACGGCGAGTTCACCTACGGCACCGTCAAGGACGCCGGCGAGACCTACGGCCTGCTCAGCTATGGCCGCCTCATCGGCTTTACGCGGCAGGCCATCATCAACGACGACATGCGGGCTTTCGACCGCATCGTCACCGCCTTCGGGTACTCCGCGCAGCGCCTGGAAAACCGCCTGGTCTACGCCCAGCTCACGGGCACGGCCAACATGGCCGATGGCGCACCGCTTTTCCACGCCGACAAGCACAAGAACCTCGGCACGGGCGCGGCAACCGCGCTGAGCCTGGACGCGCTCTCCAATGGCCGCAAGGCGATGCGTAAGCAAGTGGGGCTCGCCGGCGAAAAGCTCAACCTGGCGCCCTGCTGCCTGATCGTCCCGACGGACCTGGAAACCCTCGCGTTCCAGCTCACCAGTGCCAACTACGTCCCGGCCAAGCACGGCGACATCAACGAGTTCCGCTCCGGCGGCCGCGCGCAACTGGAGCCTGTGTGCGAAGCACTGCTCGACGACCTGAGCGCCACGGCCTGGTTCCTCGTCGCCAGCTCCACCGCGGTCGACACGGTGGAGTACTGCTTCCTCGACGGCGCCACCGGCCCTGTGATCGAGAGCCAGGTCAAGTTCGAGTCCGAAGGCATCGCCATCCGGTGTCGCCACGACTTCGCCGCCAAGGCCATCGATCACCGCGGCTTCTACAAGGCCACGGGCGTCGCCTGATTCCACCCTGACACCGAGAAACGCTCATGAACAACTACATCCAGTCGGGCGCCACCATCCCGGTGACAGCCCCGTACAACGTTGCTGGTGGCGACGGCATGCTGGTCGGTGCCCTGTTCCTCGTGGCTGCCCACGCCGCACTCTCCGGCGAGCAGGTCGAAGGCAAGACCGTCGGCGTCTACAGCCTCAAGGCAAAGGTATCGGACGCCATCGCCCAGGGCGCTGTCGTGTACTGGGACAACGTCGCCCGCGAGATCACCAGCACCGCCGATGGCAACACCAAGGTGGGCTGTGTCTCGGTTGCCAAAGGCGCCGGCGAGGCCGCTTGCAACGTGCGCCTCAACGGCACCGTCTGACGCCATGTCGGCCACCGCCATGGTCGCCCGTCAGTACCGCCTGCTCGGCGCTGCCAGCGCCGCGCACATCGCGGCCGCCGGCGACACGCGTACCGAGGACGTGCCCGTCCTGTTCGACGCCGGCGGTGGAGCTGCCGGGATCGACGGCCTGCTCTCCGCCGACAGTCCCAGCATCACGCTGCCCACCGCTGCCGTGCCCGACCGTGTCGTTCGCAAGGACGACCGTTTCGAATTCAACAGTCAAGCCTGGCTGGCCCGTGAGGCCGGTCAACCGCTGCGCGACGGAGAAGAGCTGCGCGTGCAGCTGAAGAAGGCATGAGCGCCACCACCGGTTTCGAGCACGTCATGCGGCAAGCGGAGGCCTCGCTTGTTGCGGCCGGCATCCGCGTGTGCCGGAACCAAGCAGGTGACGAAGCGAGCCCGGAAGACTGCCCGCTGGTTGTCCTGCGCCGCCGCGGCAGCCGGCGCGCGCCGGACTCTCCCATCGGCCGGGACTACCACCAGCAAGGCTTCGAACTGCAG